GCTAGCTGTGGACAAGGCTACTCCGAAAGTGGTTCGGGACCAGGCCTATGTCTATTCTCCGTTTAAGGGACGGGCTCCTGTCGTCTGTTCTACGCTGCTTCAACCTCCAGGGCATCATTCACCTGGAAAATGTTGATGGAGCGTGCGCCGCTCATGAGAGCGGTGGTGGGTCCCATGTCCAACAAGGCATTGCTACCTGTGACTACGAAGAGTCCGCACCAATTCCACCAAGTGCCGCCCGTTGTGACGACGGATTTGACGGTGGAAGCGTGCTCTACAGGAAAAGTGATGTTCACGTTGAAGGAACCTCCCAAAGGAACGGTGGCAGCATCAGTCGTACCGTCGGAATGGAAGCTGTACGCAATAATGAATTTGCCAGAGGTGATGGAAGGTGGGAAGGCGAAGCGCAACTGTGCTTCATTTAAGTCAAAAACGATTCCCAGATCATTGTGTACTGGGGAAAAGTGCCACAGAAGGCTCTCACCAACGGTGAGGTCGGTGGTTGACGTGAAGTACGAGTACGGTCGCAAGGATGCGGCGGGGACGAGTTGCTTCTTATAGAAGGTGATATCATAAGTCACCCACAACTCGCCGAGTGTAACGCTGGCGGTGCTCATACCCTGCGTGGCGATTTGAAATCGGGCCAAATTATGCAGGTTATTGGATGTGTCACTGCCGGACCCGGTGCCTGTGTAAAGCACACGTGCGGGTCGCTCGGTGGCAGCGCATTCGATGCCATGCAACATGGAAGCACTCGCGGCAGTGGAGATAGCGTAACCGGAGTTTTCCATTTCTGATTTGGAGGCATAGAGAGGATCGGCAAAATCGTAGTCAGCAGCGGTAACGACCACTCCTAGGGCCTGGGTAGACCCGTTGAAGTTGGACGAAGTGCTGACATACTCAAAGACAATGCCGTGTGGCTCCCATTGATCAAAATTGTTGGCAAATTGCGATAGCCATGGGAACGTCGTAGGATTGGACGGGTTAACAATGTAGGACGTGTTGTTGAACGCGGAAGAGGCTCCAACCAGCGACGATCCGGAGATGACGTCGCCGATGTACTCTCGTTCTCGGATCCTAATCCCACGCCGGCCATCCGGCGCGAAAGTTGGCATCACAGGGCCTGCAGCGGTCGAGGTAATGAGGGAGTTGGCACGCATGTCATAATCGCCTGAACCAACCAGGCGAGTATATGCTTTGTTTGCCAAAGTGCGGCCCAAATCAGGCTGGCCAAAACGAGCACCAATAGCAGTCCCGGCACCCGAGACAACCTGGCGCGCAACGGCCGAGGTTGCGGCGGTCCGAATGGCGTTGCGGACCGACTTCGGGATCTTGAAATCCCCGCTCCCAGTGACCAATTGGTGCTGGGGAACATTCTGCGCACGACGAGATGCGCGACGACGGTTTCTCTGTTGTTTAACAGGCATGTTACAAGAAAGGACAACACAAAGGACAAGTGTTATAATACTTAAGGTAAGCAAAAGGAGGTACTAAAAAG